AGATCTACACTAGATCGCTCGTCGGCAGCGTCAGATGTGTATAAGAGACAGATATAAGCAAACTTCGCCGCGAGGGTAAACCTCAAGATCAGGCGGTTGCTATTGCTGTAAGCAAGGCCAAAAACATGAACGACGGTGGCGAGGTAAAGCGCGTCAAGTGCAGAGGTACTGGCGCGGCAAAGCGGGGGTTATATTTTAAGGAGATAAGATGAGTGATATTGATTTAATTAACCATTTAAAGAAAGAGATTTCAAGAAAAAGAGAAGACATAACTTCGGTCATGACTGAAGGTATGCTAAAAGATATGGAACATTATAAAAACTTGCAAGGACAGATAGAAATGTTAAACTTTGTAGAAATGTCCATTTCGGATTTCTACAAGGAGAATAAATTTTGAGTAAGTCCAGCATTGATCAGGCCTACACCGAGGGTGACGATAGAACTCTCGATCCCAAACTTTTAGATATGACGCTCGTCGAGAGAATGCCCAGCCCAACCGGATGGAAGATGCTGGTTCTTCCGTATGCGGGACAAGCAAAAACAAGAGGCGGCATAGCCCTCACCAAGGAAACCTTGGATCGCGAATCTCTGGCCACGGTCGTGGCTTACGTGGTCAAAAAAGGCCCGTTGTGCTACAGCGACACAGAGAAGTTTGGCGATAAACACTGGTGCGAGGAAAAGCAGTGGGTACTTATAGGCCGATACTCTGGCGCAAGATTTAAGCTAGAAGATGGAGCTGAGGTTCGCATCATTAATGATGACGAGGTTATTGGCACAATTATCAACCCTGACGACATAGTGAGCTTCGCATGATCGAGAACACAAATGCAGCCCCAGAGGCTGAAGAAATTATTGATATTAATATATCTGACGATTCGCAGATTCAAGATTCGCCCGAAGATGAGCTTGAGAAATATACGAAATCGGTTTCCAAGCGAATCAACAAGCTGAATGCTAAAAATCGTGAAGCCGAGGATCGTGCTAAGCAAGCATTACAAACCGCCGCGCAACAAGCGTACGAGCTTCAGCAATATAAGCAGTACACGCAGCAGATGGGTACCACGGTTTTGCAAAAAGAATCTGAGGCGCTTGATTCAAAAGAGGCCCAAGTTGACGAAATATTTAAAAAGGCAGTAGAGGCAAATGACGCCGAGCTAATGTCAAAAGCAACAGGGCTAAAAAATGAGTTAGCAATACAGCGGGAAAAGGTTAGGGTGGCATCTGCTCGACAGGAATCAGAGCGGCAACAGTACCAGTCACAGTACCAGCAACCGGCCCAAGACTTTCAGGCGGCGTCTTCCCAGCAAGTCTATAATCAATACAGCGAGCCTGATGAGACAGGTCAGTCGGACGAACCAACTCCTGAAGCTGCAAGCTGGCATGAAAGAAATAGCTGGTATGGCGACGAGTCCTCAGATGAACACAAAGAGGCTTCGCAGTTTGCTTATTACACTCATTTCAACCTTATAAATGAAGGCCTTGAGCCGGATAGCGATGAATATTACGCAGCACTAGACCAGCGCGTCTCGAAAGTGTATCCTTCGCTCATAAATGCTGGTTCTGAAGATATTGACTCTTCGGATACTCAGTCGCGACCCGCCGTGCAAAGAGTCGCGTCTGCCTCAGGTTCTGGAGGACGGCAACAAACACGAGGCAAAAAGAACGGGGTTAGTTTTTCTAAGTCTGAAGTCGAGCGTCTACGAGGACTCAAGCCACACAATATGACCGAAGAAGCATGGTTACAGCGAGTGGCGAAAGAGAAGCAGAAAATTGCACAGAGAGAGGCATTTTAAATGACTGAAGTAAAAGTAAAACCAGCAAACCGTTCTTCGCGTGAATCTCAGGCGCACGATAAACAGGCCCGAAGAAAACCATGGCGTCCAACTCGAAAGTTAGAAACACCGCCCGCGCCTAACGGTTATACTTACCGCTGGATTCGGGAGAGCATGATGGGATCGGAAGACAGAGCAAACGTCGCCCGACGAGTCAGAGAAGGCTGGGAACTTGTAAAAGGTACTGAGCTTCCCGCAGACTTTGAATTTCCCACTATGGATAACGGTCGATATGAAGGCGTTGTGTACAACGAAGGCTTGCTGCTGGCGAAAATACCAAGCGAGACTGTTGACGAACGTAATGCTTATTATGCAGACAAAACTCGTCAGGCTAAAGAATCGTTAGATAATTCAATCTTTAACGAGTCTAGCAAAGACGGTCGATATGTGAAGTATGATCCTCAGCGGGACAGCCAAGTAACTTTTGGTCGCGGGTAATATTACCCGCCAATATGAGGTAAAACACAATGGCTAACATTAATAGCCCTAGTGGGTTAGTTCCCACGCGCATGATTGGTGGCGCACCTTACACAGGTGGTCAGTCTCGCTATCGCGTTGCATCGGCCACAGTTCTCTATCAAGGAGACCTGTGTTTTCAAGAGACTGCTGGCACCATCGGTCGTCATACTGCCGCTTCCGCCGTCCCTATAATTGGCGTTTTTAACGGTTGCACCTACACAGATGCCGCTGGTGAACTCCAATGGAGTAACTACAAACCAGCAGGTGTTGTTGCTGAAGCAAATGTGATTGACGACCCAAGTGTTGTCTTTTCAGTACAGGCTGACGCAGCGTTTCCTGATACGGAGTTGTTTGGCAACTTCGAGATTGTTGATGCCAGCCCTATTGGCAACAACAAGACCGGAACGTCGAATATGTCTCTGGCCGTCACAACAGGCGCCACGACAGCAACACTTCCTCTAAAGGCCCTCGATATTTCTGGGGATCCCGATAATAGCGATCAGGCTGCGGCATACGCGAACATATTAGTGGTTATTCAGAACCATGTGTTTGGTATTAAATCTGCTGGCTTAGCATAACCGTTAGGAGTAAATAGATAATGGCTATTTCACGCGCCCAACTAGCAAAAGAGTTAGAGCCGGGATTGAACTCCTTGTTTGGCTTAAGTTACGACACATATTCGCGAGAATATGCAGACATCTTCACTATTGAAGATTCTCAACGAGCATTTGAAGAAGAGGTGTTAATCACCGGCTTTGGTAGTGCTCCAACAAAAACCGAAGGCCAATCAGTTGCGTTTGATAATGCAGGTGAAGGCTGGACTTCTCGCTATACAGCAGAGACTATTGCATTAGCATTTTCGTTAACCGATGAAGCTGTGGAAGATAACCTCTACGACTCATTAGGAAAGCGCTATGTTAAAGCGTTAGCTCGCTCAATGGCTAACACCAAAGAAGTTAAAGGCGCTGATATTTTGAACAACGCATTTAACACAACTGGTGGATACAATGGTGGTGATGGTGTTTCTTTAATCAACACGGCGCACCCATTGACTGGCGGCGGAACTGCTGCCAACCGTGCAACGGTTATGTCTGATCTTAACGAAGCCTCTCTAGAAGATGCTTTGATTGACATCAGCACATTCACCGATGATCGAGGTTTAACCATCTCGGTTCAAGCCACCAAGCTGATTGTTCCACCTCAGCTAAACTTTGTTGCTGACCGCATCTTGAACTCTACACTACGTTCAGGTACTGCCGACAACGACATCAATGCGATGAAAAATACTGGAGTCCTTCCGAAGGGCTACATGGTTAATCACTACCTGACTGACCCTGAAGCGTTTTTCCTCTGCACCACAATCACTGAAGGCGGTGAAGGTCTTAAAATGTTCCAGAGAACTTCGATGGAAACAAATATGGAACCTGACTTCAGCACAGGTAATATCCGATACAAAGCGCGTGAGCGTTATAGTTTCGGCTGGTCGGACTGGCGCGGCGTTTACGGCTCCGCTGGCGGCTAAAAAAACAAGGCGACCTCTATCGGGGTCGCCTTTTTTACTTTATCCTGACTGCACTTGCAGACTCACCCACGACAGGAGAATGACATGGGTACTACTACTTTCTCCGGCCCAATAAAGGCTGGAATAATCAAGCACACCACAGGCTCAATAGTCGGCGAAGACATTGCTAACACTGGTTTTGTTGAGATGTCACAGGTCTCGGCACAACTGACTCAAACCGCGCTCAACACCAGCGCAGCGACCACCATCGTTATTCCAGCAAATTCTTTGATCAAGAGTATCAATATTTTTGTTACCACGGCTTTTGCCGCGACCAACACTGTAGATGTTGGCTGGGACTATGACAATGCTGGCACGGGCGTAGTTGTAGCCGACGCACTGGCCACTGGCACCGCCCTCTCGGCCATCGGTAAGACGAACATCGCGCCAACGGCAAGCGCAGCCATTGTTAAAAACTGGGTTAATGTCGGCACAGACGATAAGCGTATTCGCATCACACCAGCAAACGGTGGCTCTGGCGAGTGTTATGTTGTTGTTGAGTATGTTCAGGCGGCAAACGTCGTAATACCAACCTAATTCAAGATGGCAATTACGACTGGCGGGGTTATATCAACATCAGTGCTGGCTGTTGACGCAGTTGGCACTGATGTCATTGTGGCCGGAGGCAAAGGAGCTTCCGAGAACCCGCTCGCCCCTTGGCCCAGCACATTCACCAGTGCGGAGCCTGACACGACAAATAATGTTGCAACCGTATCCTATAAGTTCCGCAACGCTCTATTTGACTACACTAACGCCTATTTTAATGGTGTTGTGTATGATAACTGGCCTAACTTTGACCTGACAGATCGAACCGTAGCGGTAGGCGAACCCAACCCGCAGCAGTTTCAATGGAAGCATTTCAGCAGCTTGATTGTTAATCATGCCGCAGGGCAAGACTTTAAAAGTTTTCTTGGAAATATTTTCTTAGAGTCATCGCCAAATTATCCCGATACGCAATTTGGTGCAGCCTTGCAGCAGCGCGTTTTGCGGCAATACGGTTCGGGTACTTTTTTCCCGATAGTCGGCTCGGCTTATGACAATACCGTACTCAAGACAGCGCAGAATGAAAAGCCAAACGTCGGCGCAATGACCAACGCTGCGGTTACTTATGCCAACACGCAATCCGTCGGTGATGCTTGGAATTACATTGCAGACACTGGTATAAATAACGACCAATTTTGGTGTCGTCACGAGTGGTCTCAATCGGTTCCAGTGCTCGCCGCTGATTATGCAAACCTTACCACTAACGATTTCTTAAAGGTTGGCGGACAGTTTAGGTTTGACCCAAGAGACCCAATGAGGCCAAAGAGCTTCGCTGGCATATTGGTTGAGTGGAAGGTTAACAATACCGCCGTAAAGCAAGCCCGAGACGTTATTGTTTTCAGAAACAGTACCCAGTACCCAACCAAAGCTGATTTGGATCTATTTGAAGGCACCGTGAGCGGGGCAGCGGGCAGCGATAACACTCGCACCAACACGGCTAACTTCAGGGGGATCGCTCCGCCAAATGACCCCTCGCTCGCCGTGGCTGACTTTATGAGCCAGTCAACCGGCGTTGACACGACGATCACCGTAAGGGATGTCGTTGACATTGCAGACTATTCTCAGTTTACGGAATACAATTACAATGTTCCTGTTCCGGCAACATATATTGATGGGGAGATAGCACAGGCCAGAGTGAGTTACTTTTTTGCTGAAAACTCTAGCTACATGACCCCCGACCAAATTGTGAATGTCGATAGCCTTGTCATAGGAGGTGCTTACGTCATTTCCAGTGCTGGAGATACAACGCAGGCGCAATGGTTAACAATCACTGGCACGTCGGTTGGTATTGACGTGCCTATAGCTTTGATTGAGCTTAACGGGACTTATACAATTAAAGAGGTTGGTGACAGCGACTTTACAAACTTAGGCGCACCCAACAACAACGTGGGCACGGCATTCATTGCAAGCAGGGCAGGCAATGCCAGTGACGGCACCGGAGTCGCTAGTCTTGGCGGTTATTTAGCTGGAAAAACTTTTATTGCAGCGGCATCCGTGTCTGGAACAACAGGAACAGCTAAGCCGCTGACTGGCTCTTTTGATGTCTTTAGTCCGCACGTTAGCCTTGTTGAAGGTTAAACTAAAAAGTTATTATTGAGGTAAGTCATGTCACTATATTACAAATTAGATGGAACCCAAGATGCCGAGACAACGCTCGAGTTTCTCGTCAGAGATGGGTCTAGTGGCGGCAAGGTTTCGCTGTTCAGCAACCTTGTCAACACTGTCAATATTCAAGTTTTTAACGGGATTGGTTATACCGCGTACACTGTTGCTACCGAGGCGACTGTTCTAGATAGCGAGACAAATGTTGCAGTTATTCAGGCCGCTGGAAATTTTAGGGTTGTGATCCCTGCATCCACCCCGATAGCAATGTACGTTTCGATCCACACAAACCTGAAGCCCATCAGTGGTTTTTCTTAAATTAATTGAGGTGAACAGATGGGAATGAGAAAGCTAGTTAAAAGAGCGGCGTCTAAAGCACGGCCCAGCGGCGGATTTCTGAAGCGAGCAAGAGCGGACGCTGCGCGTAGTCGAAACACAACAGGTTATCAAGGGTCTGGGGGCGGCGGGTTTATGTCGATGGCACGCCGACGCCGAGGCGGTATAGGCAGCCTATTGAGTAAAGTCGCCAATAGGGTTAATCAACAGCCTGAGGTTGTCGAGCAAACTCAATCGTATTTCAATCCAGCAACAGGGATGGCGTCTGAAGCCGCTGAATACACGGCCCCAAACCCTGTGATGGATTACATTAAGCAGGCGCAAGCTCGTGGCGAGTCACCTTCGCAGCAGGGCATCCAAAATTTTATTGGCGGTCTTTACCAGCAGCAAGGACAAATGGGGCCGATTCAAGCGTCAACGCCGCAGGGCGGCTTCCCTCAAGCCAACTACGGCGGCCCGAATCCTCCCCCCTATGATGAAGTGCAGCGGAAGCAATCGACTCTCATTCAAGATCGCATAAACGCTTTACACGGGAAACAGAGGTCAGGGTTTGCCGTTCAGCAAGCGAATGATCAGGCTGGCATGGGTATGCAGGACGTGAATCTACAAGAATTAAAAAGTCCGCCAATGGGTATGGGTGGTTTTGGAATGCAGCGTCCGCCAATGGGTATGGGCGGTTTTGGAATGCAACGTCCTCAGCAACAATATGGTAA